TATTATTTTGAATTAAAAGAAGATAGAGTAGTTTTTGAAGAAATAGTCAAGTTTGTTGACAAATACAAAAAACGACCTACAAAAGTATCTCTAGAAGTTGAACTAGAAAATAGGAGAGATTTAACTGATACAGAACATCAATCAGTTATCAAACTTATACAAAGTCTAAATGAAACCGAAGTAGATATAGAATGGTTGATAAACACCACAGAAAAGTTTTGTAAAGATAAAGCAGTTTACAATGCAATAGTAGATGGTATCGCCATCATTGATGGTAAAGATGGTAAACGGACACAAGAAGCAATTCCAGATATCATGAGAGATGCTCTTGCCGTAAGTTTTGATCAATCGGTTGGACATGATTATCTAGAGGATGGAGATGCAAGATTTGAGTTTTATCACAAGGTAGAAGAAAAGATACCTTTTGACTTAGAGTTTTTCAATAAGATTACAAAAGGTGGATTACCACAAAAGACTTTGAATATTGCACTTGCTGGAACTGGTGTTGGTAAATCTTTGTTTATGTGTCATATGGCTGCAAACTGTTTATCTCAAGGTAAGAATGTTTTATATATTACTTTGGAGATGGCAGAAGAAAGGATTGCAGAAAGAATAGATGCAAATCTCATGGATGTGACTATGGAAGAACTTCATGATTTACCTAAACCCATGTTTACAAATAAGGTTGACCAAATACGAAGTAAGACACAAGGTAAACTTATAATTAAAGAATATCCTACTGCAAGTGCAAACAGTGCCCATTTCAGAGGACTAATCAAAGAACTTGCAATCAAGAAGTCTTTTAATCCAGACATTATTTTTGTTGATTATCTAAATATTTGTGCCTCATCTAGATTCAAAGGAGCAACAAATGTCAACTCGTACATGTATATCAAAGCAGTCGCAGAAGAACTTAGAGGACTTGCAGTGGAAAATAATGTGCCAATCGTTTCTGCTACCCAAACTACAAGAAGTGGATTCACAGCAACCGATGTCGGGCTTGAGGACACATCTGAATCATTTGGGCTTCCGGCAACAGCTGATTTCATGTTTGCACTCATATCTACAGAAGAACTTGAAGAGTTAAATCAGATAGTTGTAAAACAACTCAAGAACAGATATAATGACCCCACCATGAACAAAAGGTTTGTCATAGGTATTGATCGTAGTAAAATGAAACTAAGCGATGTAAATCTACAAGAACAAAAAGATATCGTTGACAGTGGACAAGATATAGATGAGGATGATCTACCTATCTTTGACAAAGGACAAAACTCAAAATACGACAAATTCACCAACTTTAAAGTATAACTGCTCGTAGCTCAACTGGATAGAGCAATTGCCTTCTAAGCAATAGGTTGCAAGTTCGAGTCTTGCCGAGCAGGCCAAACTTGACATTTATTATAAATAATGTTATAACTATATTTAAATGGGGAAAATGATGTCAATCGCAAAATATGTGTCACAAGTTAGGCGTAGATCCACACAGTACGAAACACCATTAACAAAAATACAAAGTCTCATGGAAAGTAGAGAAGTTCTCATTGAGAGGGTTGATACTACTCTTAATGCTTCAATCACAGAATTATTTCCAGCACTTGCATTTAATAATAGATTTAGACCATCCTCAGTTGAAGATTTTAAAAAGTTTTTATACACTTTAAACTTAAATGCTGGAAAGTCAAAAGGTTCTTTCGATAGAAAAGATGCAGCCTCTGCTAAACTAGTTATTGATAAACTACCAACGCTTGACGACAGATTCCTTAAAACTAAAATGGAAAATGCAATAGGTATCACTAATTATCTTTATGACCTAGATAGAACCAAACCTATAAAAAATGTTATTTGGGGATATCGTGCAAAACCTAGAGGTGTTCCTAATAATCATGCTGGAGATATATTTGTTGAATTTAGAAATAAAGAAATGATAGGTATAAGTTTAAAAGCTGGAACTGCAAAATCAAAAGAACCACTAAAAAACACTTATGTTGGAACTCAATATAGAGCATTGGGAATTTCAACTAAAAAACTAGAATCTGATTTGTGGGATAGGGTTTATTCTAAAGTGCCTGGTGTAAAAGATGTAGCCACTAAAGATAATTTTGTTCTTAACAAAGATGTAACTAATGCCTATGTTGCTTTCTACACAGAGAATGAAGCAGATGCAAACAAACTTTACAATGAGATGTTAATTGTTTGTAGAGAAAATTTTTGTGATGTACTTAATAAATTGTCAATAAAAGATTTTATTGATTGGGTACAGAATACCTTTAACTTACAAAGAAAAGAAGAAAAAGTTCCTCTTATCATGGTTAAAGCTGTGGGTATGAAAGCAGAGCAAAAAGGTGATGATATTGTTGACATGATTCCATTAGTTACCAGACATTATGCTTATTTAAATAGAAATTCTGTACAAGAATATCTAATTGATATTCATACACCAGAAGATAAAAAAACTTTGAAGATGACTATTCGTTCCGATAAAAGTGTTGGAGAAGGTAGGATAGCATCTAAACAAGGTAGGTTAGGACAGTATTTACAATTAAAAATGCAATACAGCGGTGTACAATGATAAAAGGACTTGACATAAAAATATTGAATTGGTACTATAGTAAGTGTGAACACTATGGTGGTAAGTTATCAGTTTGGGCGTGGCACAAAAGATGGAACAATAGAAAAGATGGAATAGGATATAAGTATGAAGAGCTTTCTTCAACATTTAAAAGAAGATAAAGGTGGTAAGAATCTACACCTAGAACACCTAGAGGATGAGATACTCAACTATGGTGTCGATGGTGGTAGAGCTGCAATTAACTTTTTACAGAGTTTACGAGACATGTTATCTGGTAGTTCAAGAAGTTCTATCAACATGACAGTTAAGTGGGATGGTGCGCCTGCAATATTTGCTGGTATAGATCCTTCTGATGGTAAGTTCTTTGTCGCAAAAAAATCAGTATTCAATATTGATCCCAAATTATACAAATCAAGTGCAGAAGTAGATGCAGATAAGATGTCTGGCGACCTTGCAGATAAATTTAAGATTGCACTTGCAGAGTTTTCTAAACTGGGTATCAAGGGAGTTCTTCAAGGTGACTTGATGTATACGAGTTTAGATACAGATACAATTGATGGAGAGAAGATGTATACTTTCCAACCTAATACAATTGTATATGCTGTTCCACAAGATAGTGACTTAGGTAGACAAATGAAAGCATCTAAGATTGGTGTAGTTTGGCATACAACATACACTGGTGCAAGTTTACCAGAGATGAAAGCATCATTTGGTGCAGATATATCTAAATTAAATAAACCAACATCTGTATGGATGGATGATGCAACTTACAAAGACGCCTCTGGAACTGCAACATTTAATGCAAAAGAAACTGCACAAGTCACTGCAACACTATCTCAAGTTGGTTCTATGTTTCAAAAAATAAATGCAAATCAACTTAGATCATTTTTAAAACTACAAGAAGAATTTAAAGGTACACTTGCTGGATGTGGATTAAAAACATATAATAATACAAAAGTTAGGGCAGGACAGAAGATATCTAATCCAAGACAACATGCTGTTGGTTATGCAAAACATGTAGAGACAACAATACAAAAACAAGTAGATAAGGCAAAATCAGTAAAAGGTAAAGAAAAATATACTAAAATGCAGAAAGAATATGTCAGAGAAGTAAAAAAATATACTATGGTATTGACAAATACACTTACTTTTCAGAACTTATTAGTAGATGCAAAAATGCAAATTGTAAATAAACTAAATAGTGTTAAGGGTTTAACTAAGACCTTTATTAAGACTAGTAATGGATTTAAAGTGGTAAACCCAGAGGGTTATGTTGCGATTGATAGGGTATCAGGCAACGCTGTAAAACTGGTCGACAGAATGGAGTTTAGTTTTAATAACTTTACTGCTATAAAAAATTGGGATAAGTGATGAAAAAATTTAAACAAATACTTAACGAATCTAAATTCAATCATACATTCACTTTTGGTAGATTTAATCCACCTACCATTGGACACGAAAAACTTATAGAGAAAGTTGCAAAGACTGCTTCTGGTTCTAAAGACTATTCTATCTATGTATCCCAATCACAAAGTCCTGCTAAAGACCCTTTACCATATGCACTAAAGATTGCATATATGAGAAAAATATTTAAGAAATATGCAAGAAATATTGTTGCAGATACAAAAGTAAGAAATGTATTTGATATCGCAACAAAATTACATGGTCAGGGTGTAAAAAATATCACCATGATTGCTGGTTCAGACAGAGTAAAAGAATTTGAAAGACTACTAGAATCATATAATGGTGTTGAGGGTAAAAGACATGGATACTATAAGTTTGA